GTAATCCAATATCAGCCGAATGCAAAGACGGATCGGTGAGCTACAGTAAACACAGGTCAGGCACATGCGCAAGGCATGGCGGCGTTGCTACTTGGAGGTGATATGCAATTCGGCGCACGCTCAGAAAAAAACCTAGTTGGAGTGCATCCTGATTTGGTCAAAGTGATGCGCAGAGCAATTGAAATCACGACGGTTGACTTCGGTATAACCGAAGGGATACGCACCAAAGAACGGCAGAAAGAGCTATTCGATCAGAAAAAAAGCCGCACAATGAACAGCCGCCATTTAACCGGTCACGCTGTAGATGTGATGGCCTACGTAAACGGCAACGGCTCATGGATGTGGAGCCTGTACGAAGTCATAAATCACGCTGTGCAGAGCGCATCTAAAGAATTGGACATCCCCATCACTTGGGGTGGTGGCTGGGTCGGTTTCCGTGACGGACCCCATTTTGAACTAGATAGAAAGGTTTACCCATGAATCCATTGCTTTTGGGTCCAATTTTCGAGATTGGCAAAACCCTGCTTGACCGCTTCGTCCCTGACCCTGAGAAAAAAGCGGCGGCAGAGATGGAGCTTGTCCGAATGGCCGCTGACGGTGAGCTAAAACAAGTTATTGCGCAGCTTGAAATCAACGCTCGCGAAGCAACTCACCCTTCCATTTTCGTGGCTGGGTGGCGTCCATTCTTTGGCTGGGCTGGTGGCGTAGGGTTTATCTACTCGGTGATGCTACAGCCAATGCTAGCGTGGTATTCCAGCGTCCGGGGCTGGCCCGTGCCGCCTGCGCTGAATATCGATCTGCTTTGGGTCGTTATTACTGGCATGCTCGGCATCGGTGGACTGCGCACATTCGAGAAGTCACGCGGCGCTACGAAGTAGGCTTCGTAAGCCTAGACCAGCGCACAGAGTCATAAAGGCGCTCTAGCTCCTCCTGCTCTGTGCGCTGGTCTATTCGGCCCTGTTTGTAGGCTGTTTGCATTTGCTCGGCGGTAAACCAATGTTTTTCGGTTGGGTCTACAGCGCCATGCGTTTTCATTGCAGGCTCTGGCAGTTTGTATGTGGTCATTGTTTGTGCGTCCGTTCAAACTCTGAAATAACCTGCGCGTAGTATTCTCGGGCGTGCTTCACCTTTTCGACAATCGCGGCCTCTTTGTCTGCATCGTGGTAGACCGTCCAAGTTGTCACGCGGTGATGCTCTGGAATATGTGAAACGATGTGCATTTGCAACGGCTCGAAACCGATAAGGTTTTCAGGCGTGTCTACTAGGCAGTAGTCAACCTCCCATGATTTAGCACCCCATAGGCGCATATACCCGCGCATTTGCCACTCATACAACTTATCTTCGCAGTCAATTTGCAAAATGGGGAATGTGGCCGCTGACCATGAAGTTTTAATGTCGTGCCCGCGCGTGAGCAACTCATCGAACAGGTCACATTCGCCAGTCAAATAATCATCCGTTTTGCGCTCTGTGTTTTTCACCAAAGACAGTCCGCGCACACTGTTAAGCAGTTGGATTGATTCGCCTTCGCAAACGATGCCTTTTTCCATGGCTTTGCTGGAAACTTCAAAATCAATTCCAAGAATCTCCTGCGCTGCCAATTGACGAATGTAGGTTTTTGCGCCAACGGATAGCGGGCCTTCGCTTTTTGACTTTGGCTCTGTCATTAGCTTGCCAATGCTTGAGCAGCGGAATTTGATCATTCTTTTGGCTCCAAGTCCGTCACGTTTTCAAGTTGTGCCTTGCGTTCCAAAACCGCATTTTTCACCATGGCATGCCCGCCTTTGTCTTTGGCCGCAATAGCCTCTGCACCGTACTTTTTCCAAAGCGCCTGCAAGTTTTCCAACGTATCAGCATTGCTTACAGCTTCACAGGCAGCGATTGAATCGAAACCAGTGGCAACGGGGTCAGCAACAAGCGCAGACAATCCTTCCTCACCATCTGTATTCAGGTGGTGAATTGCCTGCTGTAGACGGCCTGTAGATGCCCAATACTTTGATCCGCGCTTAACCACTGTTTTCCTGGACATTTCGCCTTCGTCAGTAACCCACGGGCAGCGCTTTTTCTTTTCAACCCATGCTTTCCATGCCGAACTTCGGTCACGAATTGCATGAATTTCGTCCGCGCTCATGGTTTCGGTCAGATAGTCGCCGTCCGGCAATTTAGCAACACAGTAAGCCCCGATCATCTCGCCGCGATCTTTTGAAAACGGATTGCATTCGTGCGTAGGAGCAACACCTGGCCCGTTCAGTTTAAAACTGTCAGTTGCGTAAACCAATTCAGCCTTTGCCCACTTGATTGCGCCGTCCTGCACAGCTAAATCAATCAGCCCCATATAGCTAATGTCTAGGCAGATTTTCCCATCACGCGGGACAAGATACGCCTGCTTTTTAGCCGGGTTCAGTGATAAACCAATAGCCGCAAGGTTCACAACGGCATTGATTACAGATTGACGGTTGCCAATTGCAATGCGCAGCGCGTAGTCGTTTTGCTCCAAAACCTGCACCGCAAAACCGGCTTCACGATCAAAATTCACTGAATTGTCAGATAGAACAGCCTGAAACTGCTCTTTCGTGCCGTAGATGTCCTGCTGGATTGTTTGTAAGTTCATTGTTTTAGCTCCTTAAAACCCAAATTATCCATATAGCGCGCTTTATTGATATAGGTATTTACCCTATACCGCGCCATGGCAAACTCTGTGCAAGTGATGGTCCATGAACACGCCTAAACCATGCTTGATCCGGTGAATTTGCGCTGATCCCGAACGCTTTACCATTCCACCAGCAATAATGAACGATGCCTTTGTAGTACCGCTGATACGCCCCTACCCGGTCTGCCATGGGTTTCTGGTCGCCGGAGTACCAGTCGGTTTTTGGTTGTGATCGTTTAGTCATTGCTCCCCTCCAGTGATGCCGTTACGTGCTGCATTGACCAGCTTCACTATCTCGTTGGTGTGATTTGCCGCGGCAGCATGCGCAGCATTAGCCTGCTCTGTATGGTTAGGCAGCGGTACCCGCTCTGACTGCGTGGGTGCCGCTGCTAGGATGGCGCGAAAGCTGTCCATTTGTGATGCCATCCGAAATGCAGCTTCTATACGCCGCTCGTCTTTGTCAGCAGAACGCAGGTTCTCTGCGGCGCACGTAAGCAACCAGACAAGATCGGTACGCTGCTCGTCCGTCAGCTCCCCCACTGGCCGTGCATCAGTTTTGAAGTTTGGCTCCGGGTCTTGCACCAATAATGTTAGTCCATGCTTGTCACCCAGGCACTCCATTACCTCGGACACGGTGCCGAACAGTCGATTGCCTGCGTCATGCTCACCTGTACTTACATCAACAGACACGCTCATGCCTTCGATCAGGTCTGCGAGTTCGCTTGGGTTTATCCGCGCATCGCAAACATCAGGGGTGGATTGCAGGAGGGCGGCGGCTTCGTCAATTGCTTGCCCAAGTATGGACAGGCTAGGCTCTGCGCCAGTGAAATACAGCCACGCATCGTGCAGTCTTATGGCAGCTTCCGACCGCTCCCCTTGCGCTGGCTGGGCGTGCGCAGCATCCCAACGCTTCATTGCCTCGGCAACATCAATGTCCCGCGTTCCTGGCTTACCGTATACGGGGCGCGGCTCCCCCGCCGTGCTGGGTGCTGGCTCAGTAGGATTCGACAATCCTAGCACAGACATACTCGCACTGGTTTCGGCTTCGGTCAGGCCGTTGATGCCTACGGGCTCACTGGCTTGGGGGTGAGAGAAGGTTTTTCGCGGTGGAATAATGTTCCACAGGCAACCGCCGCAAATATAAAACTCCGCTTCGGTTGTGTCCTCGACGTTGTGAATCAGGCGGGTGAAAACACCTTGTTCTGGCGCATTGCAAAAGTCGCATTCGTCGTCAAACTCACACCGTTCGAGACCCGCAGGAAGCGCCAGCGCATCGCGGCCTGCGGTGAGAGCGGCGGGCTCACTGGCTCGTTTCTGTGCTGCACGCAACCCGGAGGCAAATCCGTCTTTGAAGGCATTGAATTGTGTTGCGTTGTGAGTCCCGAGTGGGAGTCTTGCGATACGCTCCTGCCATGCGTCCTCAATAATCATGGCGGCTTTGTAATCGGCTTCCCACGACGCCTGCGCCTCAAAAGTCAGCGCGTCCCACACCGGAGAAAACGTGTTTCCCATCGTGCACCAGCCGTACCAGTTCTGTGCGCTTTGGTGTTGAATTGGTCGTTCTTTCATTTCTTGCCTTCAAAAGTTATCTCAATAGAGCCTTCCGGATAAGCCTTCCTGAGTTGGAGGTTTAAAAGAGCCTGCATGTGCTGGGCCTCAATTTGTTCCCGCGACTCCGGGGAGATGTTCTCCCATCCCGGAAATGCGTCCTTCATTTGATGGCGAAGCCACGCCTCTGCGCTCTGCAAGTGTGGTGGCAGGTCTGATTTAGCTGGCTCACTTGCTTGGGGGTGGGTGTAGAGCGCGGTCATAGACTTCGTATCCATCCCGATAAACTTTGCGCGGGCGGCTGTATAGCAAATGCCCATTTCATCGAGATAGTGTGTTGCAGCAACTTGCACCTGCTCCAGCGCTTCGCGGCCTGCGGTGATGGCGGCTTCGACTGAGTTGAAGTTGTAGAGTTGTTCGCTCTCCCCTGGGCCGGTAGTAACTACGATGCAGGTTTCCAGCGCCCCCACAAGCTGCTCAATCACAGCGCGGGGGTCTTTGTGTGTTTGGGTCATGGTTTTCCCTCTGCAATGTCTTTTATTTGTACCCACAGGTCCGTTATTTCAGAACCAAGCTCAGACTGAACGCCGGGGTCGCAGTCAGCCATCGCGCAGGGATCTTCGTCTTTAGCCCATGCGGCTGCACCGTTCTGGATTCGTATGGTTTTTTCATCAATTTCGTCAAGTAGCTCACGCACTTTGTGTGTGGTCATGGGGCGTTGTCTTTCAAAGATTCGATGGTGTCTTTAATCTTGCAGTCACAGTCAAAGGCCTGACCGTTGGTAACGTAACCGTCTTCCAGCAATAACTGGTGGAAATCTATTTCCTTGCAATCTTCCAGCCCAGCATTGCGGCCCAGCTTGTAGACAGCTTCGGCAAGGGCTTGAATGCGCTCAACTGGCTGGCTTCCCCGTGTTGTGCAACTGATCTTTCCGGTGATGCCTTCATGCTCCTGAAACTCAATACAAGCCTCTCGCGCCAACTTCACTGCCAGCTCTTTGGTAATTGTGGGGTGGGTCATGCGAACGCCTCCATCCATCCCGGAATGTTTCCACTGATGGCTAAAAATGCATCGCTGGAATGGCTTTCATACCAGTTAACAGCACTGCGTGCCGCGTCGTAGAACGAAGATGCCCCCGCTTCAAAATTCTCCATCATGGGATCAAATCCGGTTCGGCCTTCGTATTTCAGGCACCAGTCCCACTGCTCTTGTGTGTACTTGGTGCGGTCATAGCCAGCTAATGTTTTCCTGCTCACAGCTCACCACCTTTCTGTTCTTGTCTGGTGGGCGCATATTTCGCCAAGGCTTCGCGGGCTTTGCCTTGGTACTCGTAGTCCATGGCTCTGACACGAGCTACCCACTGTAGGGCTTCCAGCAATACCGCATTCACATCTTGGGCGGGCTGCGCTGGTAGGGCGGCTACCATCTTGGCCCGCACCATTGCCTGTGCTTGGCGGGCGTAGGCTTGCATTTCGGTCCCTGTGTAGTCGATGGCGGCTCCAATGTCGGGCAACTCCGGCAATTCATCCTCGCACTGTAGAGCTGCGAGTTCAGCGCGGAGTTGGTCGCGTTCACGCTCCGTGTCTAACAGCAATAAGCCGCGTACTGAATACTCAATATCATGCCGTTCAATCTCACAGGCCTGTGCTTCTAGTACGTTAGCGGCTGCTGTGCACGCCACGCTGTCAGCGCTTCCATAGGCATAAAGTGCAGCACGCTCCCGCAGCGTCGAAATCAGTTCGTTGTTGTCAATCATGTTGGCTCCTTTGTGCTGGCGGCGGCGGCGATAGCCTTTCGCAGCGAATCAAATTTGTAGTAGCCAATGCCCCCGCCAAAGCCGCCCGCCCCACTGGACTCGACAGGTATTAGCCAATCGCCATCTTCGTAATAGGGTGTACTTTTATGTTCTGGGTTTTGCTCAAGCCAACTAAGCAAATCCGCATCAGCCTGCAATGCAGCTACTTGCGCACCCGCCTCATTCAGCAGCGCCCTCGCCTGCTCAATCCAAAATTCCAGCACTGCGGGCGGCATTGCTCCGGTGGGTTGTGCGGCGTGGGCTGCGTATTTGTTTAGCGTCACAGCTTCGCGTTCACTTGTTTCGATTGAATCGTTCATTTTGCACTCCAAAAACCGATTGCAATAATCAAAGTCACCACACCGACGCCAGCCAGCAGGTCACGCATCAAGCCGACAACTGAGTCAAAAGTCACGATTGGTTCATCTCGTTCAGCGCATTCGCGGCCCTGGTCGCAGTCGTGATTGCAGCAGCTCATTTGATCACCGCCAATGCAAGTATTCCGACGAATATTGCCAAAACAATTCGGTCCGGCCATGTCCATTTGCTGTGATCATGCAGCAAGTTCCCGAATTCGTCGAAGTTATCTTTGTAGCTCATGGTTACACCTTTACATGTTTAGTATCAATAACACCAACGCGGCCATAGAGCGCCGTGCTAGCCATGTCTGCAATTCGCCGTTTACGGGCTTGAATGATGATGTCTCCAATGTTTGCAGCATGGCCGTTTGCGATTTCCTCCGCAATCCGCTCAAAATTAATGTAAGCAATGTCTTCCAATTCTCCCGCGTCAAATTCAGCAGCCGCCGCGCCGATTGTTTGCGCAATTTCGATTTCCGTAGCCTCGACTCCGTAGAACTTATCGCGTTCCTTGTCTGTAACAGGTTTATCCATTGTTTTCTCCTTGTGAGCCTCTACTGTGCCATCAAAAAAAAGATTTTGTATTGGGATAAACCCTAATAGACAAACTTTCTTTATCCGCTAACCTTTGCGCATTAACAGGAGATAGATGTGGAAAAATTTACAAAAGAGCAGATAGACAATTGGCGCGACTTTGAGGACATTCGCTTAGAGGGTAGATTTAACATGCTTACATCACAGGCACGCCAATTGTCATCTATGGATAAAAATGAGTGGGCATTCTGCATAAAGAATTACTCAGAACTTAAACAGGCAGCTATCCACAAGGCTACAGAATGAACGATAACGAAGAACAACAATTCGCGCACACAATCCTGCTAACCGCAGCGGTGAATGCAGCCGAAACATCAATCCCCGAGGATTACGAAGCATCAACGTCCGCTATTTTGATGCGGGCATACATATTATCAACGCCAGACCTTACGCCACAGGCACGGGCGAGGCTATTTTTGGAGACTGAGGAATGAAAGCAAAGTTAATTATCCAATGGCTAAAGTCAAAACTTGGGGATGATTACATCCCGCGCGGCAATAAACTTTACTTAGAGCATGATTGCGCATTTGGCGATACGGAGGGTGGTTTTTTCTCTGCATACACCATTGATTACGAAGCTCTAGAAAAAGAGATGGATAAATGGATCGAAGAAACCTTCCCAAAGGAGAAGAAATGAAATATAGAAAAAAGCCTGTAGTGATTGATGCTATGCAATTGGATGGCTCAATGGATTGTATGGAGCGTATAAATGCGTATTGGCCTGAAATGAGTACAGCAGGCCTTACAAGTCACCCCGCCCGCCGTATCGTGCAATGGTGGGCAATCAGAACTTTAGAAGGTAGTCATGTTGTCAGCCCAAATGACTACATCATCAAGGGGGTTAAAGGTGAGTTTTACCCATGCAAACCAGATATTTTTGAAATGACATACGAGGCAGCAGAATGACTAAACACCGAATCTTGATCGAATTTGAAGCAAGCAAGCCACTACCCGCAGACTTCACGGACGTGGTGCTAAACCGTGTTTATGCTCTTGATTGCGTTGATAAGAAGGAATGCACTGCTACGCTTGTCGATGATTTTTCTATGCGCGGTGAGCTTGCAAGTCTTAAATGCTGGCATCGGCTTTCGCACGACGAAGCGCACGATTTGATTGATTTTTTTGCCAAGCAAGGTACAAAATGACCCAACGCACCGACATAACCAAACGCCTGCGCCGTGGCTGGTGCACCGGATTACAGGCCCTGCAAGCATGCGGTACGATGAAACTTGCCACCCGCGTAGGCGAGATTAAGTCCGAGCTGATCGGCACCGGATACGAGGTTATTGATCGCTGGGTAGAGGAAAACGGAAAACGTTTCAAGGCATACCGTATCACAAAATGCAAATGACCTACCCCAAATGGGTCTGCATGGACTGCGGCAAAAAGCACGGCAGAGGACTACCCGGCATAGCATGCTGGAATATCCTAAATTGCGGGGTGTGCGGGGAGATTAAGGCCGTGACTGAGCCGCGTGATTTTGGTCACTTGCTGGACACTTGGAAATCAGAACGCAAAAAACAAAGGAAAGACAATGCAAGGATTTGACAATTTTTGGGCGGCGTGGCCGAAATCTACACGCAAAGGCGCTAAAGCAGCATGCCTCAAGGTGTGGATTAAGAACTACAACGAGACACAAACAGACCAGATCATCAAGCACGTGGAATGGATGAAAACAACGGATGATTGGCGAAAGAACCAAGGCGCGTTTATACCTGCCCCGCTTGTCTACCTAAATCAGCAACGATGGGACGGCGCAGAGGTGCCAGAGGTGGCCCCGGCTGCTGCGACAGTGCAAAGCCAGCGGGCAATTTGGGCAGCAGAGGATGCGAAGGCTGCGAAACCGTCTGCTGAGCTAAGGGCGAAAATAGATGCGCTTAGGGGGTTGCGCAATCAGTAGAAACCCTGTATAGTTTCTTTGTCGCCGTAGGAAGTGACATTAGTTAAAAGCCGTTACACATGCCTTCGCCCTTGGTCTTTGCCTATGGGTTCCTACCGAGGGCAGTTGTAACGGCTTTTTGCATTTCTACCGTACTCCACACGTTAGCAAGGGCCTGCATGGGCCGCGTGGAAGTAAACACGGTTTATCAGCGATGCCTAGTCCTGATTGCGCTTTATGACCCCCGGCGCAGTGGCGTTCCGTAGCGACCACGAAAACGAGCAAACAAACTGATATTAGCGGCTGGCCCACGTTACGGGTGCTCGACAGATTGAATACGGCGTTTTGCGTGCAGTAGGCCCATTTTTCTTTTCTTTGGGTTGGCTGAGTGAATTCATGGACTGCATTGTTTGTAGTTCAGGAGTCACGGGGGTCACCTATGTCTTAATTAAAAGGAACTGATATGAAAGTAATGACATTCTCAAACTCACATTTTTACATCCGCAATGATATTGATGCCGGATGGACGCTGGCTATCTGGAAGTTTAGGATTTTCTTCAATATTCGGAGGAACCAAGGGTAAACCCCAATAGCAAATAATCAGCAGCGAAGGAGAATCGCGGCATGAGACTTAAATGCTGTTTATGCGGAAAACTCACTATCCCCGCTGCAATGGTAGGAAGCCTAGCCGTGGGGCCGTCGTGCGCGAGGAAGGCCGGGTTATTGCAATCAAAGCAGCGCAAAGGCTCCAGCATCGTGTTTTTGAAGCGTAAGCAGGCAAAGGACGATTGCGAGACGATGGATTTATTCGATGATCTAGGGTAAACACCTATAGCAAGCAGGGTTTGAGTGAGTGAGAATTTGGGTTCTAAAGGAGAAAATAATGAGTTACGATAATTTTGTTAGTTCCAAGCGTGTTTCTAACGAGTGGTTCGGTTTTGAGCCTACTGGCTTGAATCTGATGCTGTTTGATTTTCAGCGTGATATTGTTGGATGGGCTTGTAAGAAAGGCCGCGCTGCAATATTTGCTGATACCGGCCTTGGAAAAACAGCGATGCAAGTCGCATGGGCTGATGAAGTCCAGCGCCATACTGGAGGCCGCGTTTTAATTGTTGCGCCTTTATGTGTTGCGCATCAAACAGTACAAGAGGCCGCTAAGTTTGGCCTTCACGTTCAATACTGCCGCGCACAATCTGAGGTTGCTGGTCACATCGTCATTACAAACTATGAGATGCTAGAGAAATTCGACGTTTCCACATTCTCAGGCGTTGTATTGGATGAATCATCTATCCTGAAATCGTACATGGGTAAGACGAAGCAGGCGCTGATTGCCGCATGCGAAACCGTACCTTATCGGCTGGCATGCACTGCTACACCGTCTCCAAATGATTACCTTGAGCTTGGGAATCACGCTGCATTTTTGGGCATCATGCCTAGTAATGAAATGATTATGCGGTTTTTCCAAAATGACACGATGGAAGCTGGGGCGTATGTTTTGCGTCCGCATGCTGCTACTAAGTTTTGGGAGTGGTGCGCGACGTGGAGCGTTTGCCTATCTAACCCTGCCGACTTGGGTTATGACGGTTCTGCTTATATTCTTCCTGCATTGCGTCAGGAGTTTGTAGAGGTATCTACTGAAGGACTTCCACCTGCGGAAGGTGAGCTTTTCCGCACTGTAACAATCAACGCAACCAGCGTCCACAAAGAAGGCAGGCTGACCATTGAGCGCCGCGCTGCGGAGGTTGCAAAACTTGTAAATGCAAGCACCGAACCGTGGCTAGTCTGGTGTAATACAAACTATGAAGCGGACGCACTTAAAGGATTGATTCTTGATGCTGTTGACTTGCGCGGATCTGATTCAATCGACAAGAAAGAGCGCAGCCTGGACGGATTTATTGATGGGTCTATCAGAGTATTGATTACGAAACCATCAATCGCTGGGATGGGCCTGAATCTCCAACACTGCCGAAACATGGCATTTGTTGGGCTTTCATACAGTTACGAGGATTACTACCAAGCTATCCGCCGCTGCTACCGATTCGGGCAAAAGCAGGAAGTGAATTGCTACGTTATGGCTGCTGACTCCGAGCGTTCAATCTTGAGCATCATCCAAGAAAAAGAAGCAAAGCACAACGTAATGAAAACAGAGATGGTTAAAGCAATCTCAATCTTCTATAAAAAGGAAACAGAAATGAACGACACACCATACTTTGAAACGCGCCAAGGAGAAGACTGGACGCTGCACCACGGTGACTGCGTGCATGTTGCAAAAATGATTGAACCAGATTCGATTGGATTCAGTGTGTACAGCCCGCCGTTTTCAAATTTGTACATTTACAGCGACTCTGAATATGACATGGGCAATAGCTCCGATGATGGGCAGTTCATGGAGCATTACAGCTACCTTGCGGAAGAGTTGCACCGTATCACAAAGCCTGGGCGTCTGACTGCTATCCATTGCAAAGACTTGCCAATGTACAAGGGGCGCGACGGAGCCGCAGGGCTGCGAGACTTTCCGGGTGAAATCATTAAGATGTATGAGTCAAAAGGATGGCAATATCACAGCCGCGTGACAATCTGGAAAGACCCTGTAATCGAAATGCAGCGCACGAAAAATCACGGACTACTTTACAAGCAACTCTGCAAAGACTCCAGTGCGTCGCGTCAGGGAATGGCTGATTACATCATCGTAATGCGTAAGTGGGCAGACGAAGATAAATGGGACGCTGTTACCCGTGGAGGAGAGCGGTTCTTTGATTATGTTGGAAGCAGCTACAACGCGCCGCAATCAAAAGACTGGGGCCGCGCACGTAGCGAAGAGGAAAAGACGCGACTGTACTCAATTTCAGTTTGGCAGCGGTACGCATCTCCGGTGTGGTTTGACATCGACCAGACGGACGTTCTGAATTACAAGCTGGCAAAAGAGAAGGACGAAGAGCGACATATTTGCCCGCTGCAATTGGACGTAATCGAGCGATGCGTTGAGCTTTGGAGCAACCCGGGTGATTTGGTTTTTTCACCATTTACAGGAATTGGATCTGAGGGATATATCAGCCTGAAAAGCAAGCGTAAGTTCGTTGGCGCAGAGTTGAAGAAATCCTACTTTGACATTGCATGCCGCAATCTTGAAGAGGCTTCGCGTGCGGACGATCAGCAAGGCTTGTTTGGTGAGGCTGCATAAATGGCCCGCACAAAATACTCTGAACACGTAGTAAGCCAACGGAGGCCGGGAACAGTTGACCGGCACACCTACGTGCAAACCGCAACAGCTAACGCCCTACGGGGCCAAGAGCTACCGCAAACCAAGCTGCTTGATATTGACATCATCAGCATCCGAAGCGCGGCAAGGCAGCGGGAGAGCTTGCGTAAGCATATCCGCGACAATCTGAGCAATGAGGCGCTTGCGAAGCAATACGGGGTCCATATCAGAACAATCGAAAAAGTGACGCAATATCACACTTGGAGCCATATCGCATGAGCCATGAAACAGCCACAAGAATCCTAAACCGCGTGCTCGAAGGTGTGGAATACCCTGCCTCGATTGTTAATGAGGCGTTGAGAATAACTGGCGATTTGGATGAATGAACTTAAAACAACGATGGCTGGAAATGCTAATAAAGTGGTGCATGGTAAATCAAAAGGCGCACGCCTGGCACACGGCCAAGGAGCTGGAGAAAATGGAGTTTGGCCTGTTCGATGGAATTGCTGCCGAATTAGAAGCGCATATGAAATCGTTAAACGCCGCACAGCGGAAGAATGGGGGATGATGTGAAAGCACCTTGTTTAATTTGCCAAAAGAACGTCCAAATCATCGAAGTAATGACGGCGACTATCGAGCGATTGCTTAAAGAAAAGGCAATTGCACGCAATGAAGCACTGGAAGAGGCCGCACAAAAAGCGTTTAGCTGGAACACTGCAATGACTGATGTTTTGGCCGAAGAAATCCGCAACCTAAAGGAACAGCAATGAGCATACTGACAGAGAAAGAGCGCGAAGACGTTTACAGATATTGGCTGAAAAGCACGACGCTGACGGATGAGGATGGGCTTATCCAGATTACTGAGCGTGCAGTTCTGGAAAGGCTAGCAGGGATGGCGCTGCCAAAGTCTCCGCTTGCGACAAAACAATGCAACATAACTTATTCATGCTCGTGCGCCGATGATGCGACTACATGCCCGCAGCCTACGGTTGACCTGTACACCGCAGACCAACTCCTCCAAGCATACGCACAAGGGGCGGCAAAATGGAGGTGATCTTGCCATGGCCCCCGCGTGCATTGTCTCCAAACAGCAGGACGCACTGGAGGAAAAAAGCGCCAATTGCCAAAGCATACAAAACAGCATGCTGGGCGCTAACAATCGAATCAGGCATGACCCTGCCGCAAACAGCCGGAAAGCTCGCGCTATGGATTGACTTTTACCCGCCTGACCGAAGGCACCGGGACGACGATAACCTTATTGCCAGTTTTAAGAACGGGCGCGATGGGGTTGCCATGGCCTTGGGGATTGACGACAAACGGTTTAGAACGTTCCCCTATGTGCAGGACAAAATAGGCGGGTATATCCGGCTGCGGATTACCGAAATGCCTGAGCCTGTATAAAAACGCATTAGGGAAAACCCCTATAGATTATTTGCGCAAGGGCGTGATAATTTAGGCATCTTAAGGAGAAAACAAAATGGCAAACAGTAAATATGAATTTGTGGAAGGCGACGAAATCACAATTGCGCCGGGCCGAACGGTTAAACGCATTCGGGCATTGGTAGCTATTTCGTACTTTATTAGCCCCGGCGCATTAGGTGGTTATATTGAGAGCGAGAAGTCGCTAGATGTCTCTGGCGATGCGCGGGTCTATGGCGATGCGCAGGTCTATGGCGATGTGCTGGTCTATGGCAATGCGCAGGTCTATGGCAATGCGCAGGTCTATGGCAATGCGCGGGTCTATGGCGATGCGCAGGTCTCTGGCAATGCGCAGGTCTATGGACCCGGCCTGATTGTCTGGTTCACTGGCGTTGGCTCAGAAAACGGGACGCTTACAGTCTACAACGCCAAAAACAACACCATCGAGGTTACACGCGGATGCTTCAAAGGCTCAATTGATGAATTCTTGGCGGCGTCAGAAAACAAACACGATGATGCTACACATTTGGAATATCGAATGTTAATTGAAGTAGCGTACTCACGCATCACACGCAACCGGGAGAAAAGCAATGGCTAAAATCCAAATCGAAGAAAGCGCAATCGACAGTCTGAAAATCATGGTGCAGCAGTTGCATGATGAAAGGGATATGTTGCTAAGGGTTGTTAAATTGGTTGCGGATGCTTTGCCAAAAAATCGAGACACAGTGAAAACATGCTATGCCGTTACAAACAATATGCGGGATGACGCGCACGCCGCAATCGCAGCATGCACAGAAAGCAAGGTGGAGGAATGACCCCGCCAGAGCGCATTTATGGCTGGCTAAATACGCAAATGAGCATTGCGCGGTTTTATGGCGGACTGTCCTATCAGGGGCATAGCTACTTTATCGCACACAACGAAGAAGGCCAGCCGCTGGTTCGTGAGGACGTAATCAAGCGCGAGACGAAGGATAAAAAGCGGGCTACAAAGAAAGCAGCCGCTGAAATAGGAAAGGCTATGCCGTGACACAGCGCGACCCCAATGAAGCCGTGGCGTTCATTATTCAAAATGCAAGCAAGTTTGCAAAAGCAAAGGCAGAGCGGGTTTACATTGAAGAATTTAGAAAAAGCAAAAAATCTCTGCTAATGAAGGAAAGCGAAGAAAAGACCGCCGCAGCCAAGGAAATGGACGCTTACGCACATCCTGATTACGTAGCATTGTTAGACGGCCTTAAAGCTGCTGTAGAGATCGAGGAAACGCTTAAATGGAAGCTGATAGCAGCACAAATAGTGCCAGAGATTTGGCGCACACAAGAGGCATCAAATCGCAACCAAGATAGGGCAGCAAGATGACCAAAGCCGAAAAAGCCCACAAAGCCAAACTAGCCGACATGGCATGCGTAATCTGTGAGCGCATACATGGACAGCACCCGGGCGGCAATGTGACTTTGCACCACTTGCGCACTGGTGGGTGGGGGCGCGGCGACTACCGCACGCTAATCCCTTTATGCCACAATCACCACCAAGGCGCAGAGGGTATCCACACCATGGGCACAAAGGCATGGGAAAGGTATTTTGATGTATCGCAGAAAGACCTGCTAAACGAGGTTTTGAGTCGGTTTTAAGGAGTAGAAATGAAACTAACAATAATCAATCCAATCAAGGACGCTGCCCATAATATGGATGGGTTGGAGCGCATAGGCGGCGCATCCAGTAACTGGAAAACAAGAAAATACTGTTGGGATTGTGGCAAAGATACATATGCCAAAGGTGGCAAGACGTTTGGCGCATTTAATCCAGATGGGCGAGGTAGAAGTGGGCCGGTTCGGTTTAAGTGTGCTGCATGTATTTCCAAAGACGAAAAAAAGAGCGAGTAAAAAATAGCAGACGCGGCAATGAAGGCCGTGTTAGAGTACAAGCCATGATCTCCCTGGGTGCAGCCGCTGGCCTTACTCCTTTTGGCCTTACAAAGGCGGCTGTGCCTTTTGCCCCTGCCCGTGTGGGTGGGGGTTTTTTTAACATATGGTAAACACCTATTGCATCAATAGAATAGGCTGGTATTATTTGGATTGACCGCTAATTAGTTAGCTACGCATCATGGCAACGCGCCAATTGCTTACGGTTTTAGCGTGACAGCCCGGAAAGTACGGGCACCATCATTGATGCCCACTGTTTGCCTGACCGGAAAAGTCGCGGAAAACTACTAAAGAAAGAGGTTCAAATCCTCGGGACTGGCAGTGTGCATCAATGATGGTGAGGGCAATGCTGGGGGTACCTGGCACCCAACAGCGTGAAGCACGGTACTAGGATGGGCAGAGGTGCACCGAAACCCGGAGAGTCGAGATCCGTGCGTGGCCCGGTAAAGTGGGCACACCATCATCAAGGCATGTAGCTCAGTTGGTAGAGCAGCGTGATACACGTTAGACACGGGTTCGAGGCCCGTCGTGCCTGGAAATTATCCAAATATCATAAATTATCTTAAAAAAGATATTTCGCAAAACTAGGGAAAACACCTAGAGACAAAGCGCAAAAAGTTGGCAGAATAAAGCCATATAAACAAAGGAAAGAACATGAAGCACGAATACGGCGCAAGCGTCACAAAAATCAGAGAACTGTGCGCAAGAAAAGAAGGTGTGAGCCTGCTTGAAGCTGCCGCGATTATGAAACAGACGCGCAATTACGTTGGCGTCTACCTTAATACGCTGACAAAAGCCGGTGAGTTATTGAAGGCTGGGCGGTATGGAGCATTCCGATATTTCAAAGACCCGGCAGACGCGGCAGACCACGATACTGTAATCGCGCAAGAAAAAAAGGTACGTGATGCTGCCCAAGCTAAGAAAAAGAACGCTGCAAAAAGCCGTAGACAAAAAGAAAAACGCGCTGCTGAAAAACTGGCAAAAGGATTGCAGAATGTAAATCTTGCTAAAAAAGATTCTGCATTGCCGAAAAACCGCACAACTGGTATCAGCCTGATTACAAAGCAGCGCGAACTTGAGCAAAAACGCGAGCATCTTGCCGCGAATATCGAATGGCCAGCGCATGTAAAAGTGCAGGTTATCCCTACATACCAGGACAATCGTTTCAAGCCAGCACCAGGTCACAAGGGTGCATTTTTGGCCGAATGGAAAGAAAAGCGCGCAGCATGAGAAAACGCACAGTACGGCGGGTATGGTCACTGGTGAACCCGATAAACCACGTTTTAGAAGGAATGGGAGTAGCCGAAGGCAAGAAGCTAAACATGCTACGACTGCGAGAGCTAGCGGCCATTGAATCGTTTTGCACCGGGAAGGCAGGAATGCAGGAATGGTGTGATTTGGTAGCCATGCTCAACATTGCCGAAGGAATGGCTAATGACGGCATAGGTCTGGAGGTGCTGGAAGCCTGCAAACATGCACAGGATGCCCTAATGGGCGCTGCGAAGCGGTACGAGCTGACTAAGCGCATGGGGCTGACTGGCGAGGGCTTGCGGGCAGTGCGCGAGCTGTACGAATACCACGACCTGCAACGGACAAGCATCAGCCTTGGGGAGTATGAAAAGTCAATCCAAAAAACCATGAACCGGGTGCGAAGCAAAGCGCCGGGTGTGATCGAGATAGCCACTGTATAGAAAACCATTAGGGTTTGTCCCTATGGTTTTTCTTGTTTTGCTCGGCATAATTCATTCATCGCAAGCAAACAAAGGGGCCAAAAATGAACCACAAAGAAACCACCGCACACATCCGCAAGCGCCTGAAACATGCAGACGTGCCTTGCCGCGTGATGATGGAAGAGTCATGCGGATATAAATACGTGAAAGTGGTAGTTCCTACCTATGATGCGGAATGGACACCTGAGCAGCTACGAACAATAGGCCTTATTGCGACTGTAAACAAGCTTACATTTGTTAGGGGTATGCCGATACATGGAGAGGCGACAATCATGCAGCTTACTGGTGCAAAGCAGTTTGATTTTGTTTTTAATGAATAAACCTAGGGTAAACACCTATAGATTATTTCCAACCCGCGGCGATAATTGAGGCATACACACAAAGGAGCTAGAAAATGACTACAGCAACTGAATTCTTGAACACCATCGCAACGGCTACAGGTAGCACCGATAAAAATGCCGTTATCACTATGGCAATGGGCATGCTGGTGAAGAATGGCGTATCCGGCGAAGTGGCAATGGACTACATTTTCGGTGAAGGCGCGTATAAGCGTTTCGCTGGTCAGGTTTATGACGCTTTGCGGGCTGCTTAAATAGCTTGCACAGTCAACAAAACCTGATAAACTAATCATGTCAAGCCGGGAAGCAAGACACTACCGAGACCGTTATGGCTTCGGCTCTCTGGGGAGAAATCCCCTCGCTTCCCGGCGGAGAGTCGAAAACCATAGCGGTTTTTGCTTTTCAGGTGCTGTTCGCCAGTTGACAAAGCAAAGCACATGCCCGGTGGCTGACAAGAATAGGGCGCGTTGCGAAACGACCAATCGCAGCGTTCAGGCGTTGATTGACCGACCTGAGCAGGCAAACCAGAAAGTGACGAGCCGTTGCTGGTTTCCCGATGAATCAGTCCCTCATGGGCACTTGGGTTGCAATAGACAGATGGGCTACGCAACTGGAGCCGTGACTATGGTCACCCGGCGTAGCTATGGACTAATCAAAGGGGAAACAGAATGACACCAGCACAAACGCACCTGAAATCAGCGGTTGAATACGCTAAAAAATGGCCAAGGTGGAAAAAATGGACTTACGGGTTTATCGCCTTTGCCATAATCAATGCCATCGTGAACCCGCAGCCACAAGCAACACCAGAACAAAAAGCAGCCCAGGCCGCGCAAGATGCAACAAAGGAAGCCGCAGAGAAGGCAGAGCGTTTCCAGAAAGACAAGGAAACCACGGCAGTTGTAATCGCGCACCAAGCCATAGAGAGCCGCCTAAACGACCCGGATAGCGTGGAATGGATGGGTACTTTCGTTTATCCTAATCTGGACGTTTGCGTAAACTTCAGCGCAAAGAACGGATTTAATGGACGGGTTAAGGGTTACGCAGCTTTGATCGACGGAAACCTGACGATTAATAACCTCAAGGCGTGGAACAAGCGATGCGGGGATAGTGGGTCGGTTAGGTACTATTAAAGGGGAAGAAAATGACACCTGTAAAACAAGAATTCACACATAAGCCAGATATTGGGCAGTATGGAGATTGCCAGCGTGCAGTTATCGCCGGAAATGACCCGCGCTAGTCGGGTCGATTGACCTGTTATGTGGCAACACCACGAAGGAAAAATGAAATGACACGACACACAAAAGGCCGCTGGATGGCGGTAGGAAATTGGATTGAGCACGAGGACGATGACGTTCCAGACATTGCTAATTTTGACCCGGCAAGCATGGGGCAAAGTGGGCGCTCAACCGGCGAAAGTGCGGCGAACGCGTTACTGTGCGCCGCCGCACCGGGGATGCTTGAAGTTCTGCAAGCCTACATCGACAACTACGAAGCCGGGACGATAACAAACCAAACCAGCAGCGAGGTCGACGTAACTGGACACCTTGCCCGCTTGTGCCACAACTACCTTGACTACCTTGCAACATAACGCTTCATTGCTAGACATGCCGCTTTTTGCTGTACCGCACTTTCTACGGGATGCAAAAGGTGACGCGCATGAATTTTGGACTGGAATACAGCAGTTCTTATCCATGTATGGATTGGCCTATTTTTCAATTCCCGCACGCTCTGGCGCTGCTTTCTGTGGATTGGACAAAGGCGTGTATCACGAAATATCAGGACCATCTCCGCGTGGTAATGGTGTTACGCATGCCGTAGTTGGTTATGACGGGCAGATTGTGTTTGACCCGCATCCAGATAATACGGGACTAGTCGGAGACCCTGCGGAGTGGACTTATTCCTATATCGTCAAAGTCTGCGGTTAAAATCAAATAATGCTCACACCTAAACAAGAGAAGTTCGCGCAATGCATAGCCGATGGGATGACCCAGGCCGATGCGTACCGGGCGGCTTTTGATGCTGTGAACATGAAGGATGTGACTATCCACAAACGCGCATCGGAATTGATTGGCAACGGGGAGGTCGCGGGGAGGGTACACGCATTACGGGAGCGTTTAACCGTAAAAGCCCTATGGACGCGCGAGAAGAGCGTTATGGCGCTTGAAAAGGTATTGGAGGAAGGTCCGCACGCTGCGCAGGTATCAGCGGTTAAAGAGCTTAATCTGATGCATGGGTTCAATGAGCCGATAAAGCTGGACCTAACGTCTAGCGACGGCAGCATGAGCCCTAAGCAGCCTGTTTACAAAATTGTCAGTGAGTGAAGTAATCGAGGTATTTGAGGCATACGCGGATTACCTACAGCCCGCCCGTTTTAAAGTGGCATACGGCGGGCGAGGTAGTGCAAAGACGCGCACATTCGCCACGCTGCTGACAAACAACGTGCTGTATTACGGGTGGCGTGTGGTCTGCATGAGGGAGATAATGGAGTCCATAGCCGACTCAGTTTTTCAGGAATTTGTGGCCGAAATCGAGCGCCGCGACCTTGGGGCCTATTTCAACGTCCTAAAAACGCATATTGAATGCCCGCGCTCTGGTGGCGTAATCAAGTTTTCCGGCATCAAGGCCAACCAAAAGAGCCTCAATAGCCAAAAGCTAAAGGGTTTCAGCGACTTTGATGCGGCGTGGCTGGAAGAGGCTAACCCCGTTTCTAAAGATAGCTGGAACGCCCTAATCCCAACGATGCGCAAAGCGGGCTCTGAGATATGGGTCAGCTTTAACCCTGAAAACCCGCTTGAAGAGACATACCAGCGGTTTGTGGCTAATCGGATGTACCCGGACTACAAAGACGGCAAGCGGTACTGCATCGTCAAACAGATCAATTTTGCAGATAACCCGAGGTTCCCGCAGGAGCTGCGCGACGACGCGGAATTGATGAAGGCAAGCGACCCGGAACTGTTCCGGCACATCTATGGCGGTGAGCCTGTAGCCAATTCTGACCTATCCATTATCAAACCGATGTGGATTGAGGCTGCAATGGATGCCCATGTAAAGCTAGGCATTAAGCCTACAGGTGGAAAGATCGGCGGGTTTGACGTGGCAGACGAAGGGCCGGACAAAAACGCCTTTGTGTATCGGCATGGCATCGTTTTGGACTATTTGGAAGAGTGGGCAGACAAAGACCCGAACACGGCGGCACGGCACGTTTTCCGGGTTGCGCTTAAGGATGGACTGCAATCGGTGGACTACGACAATATTGGAGTTGGAGCCGGGGCCAAGGGCGCATTGCGTGAAGAGATCGCAAGCCTGACGCACAAAGAACGAAGCGTAGCGCCTGAATTTAACGGGTTTACGGCTAGCGGCGCAGTGAAGTGGCCTGAGTCAAGCTACATGCCGGGGAAAAAGAATCAGGACATGTTTTTAAACATAAAGGCGCAGGCGTGGTGGCTTGTGGCTGACCGTTTTAAGAACACTTACGACGCGATTCAAGGCAAACCATACGACCCTGAGAAGCTGATAAGCCTACGGTCAGACCTGCCGGGTGTGCAGAAACTCGCAGCCGAATTGTCACAGCCGCGCCGCCAGTACCTAAATGGCAAGGTGAAGGTAGAGAGCAAAGACGATATGAAGAAAAGGGGCGTAATGTCCCCGAATTTGGCGGACGCGCTGATAATGTGCTACTTTGCCGAAGGCGGGCCTAGCTTCGATATTGCGGCGCTGCTATAGGGTAAACACCTATGGAAAAAGATTGATGCACAGCGATAATTTAGGTTGAACGCAGAGTCGAACGGTCGCACCAGCGATCCGACTCGGACGCCCGGTTATCGGGCTGGAACAGAAATAGGAGATAAATGATGACAACAGTAAATTTCGTCAGTGAAATGAGTAGCGGCATGAGCATCAGCGTGGGCATGGAAGTCGAGAATGACAACGTGCGGTTTTTCGTCGGCGCGATCAACGACAGTCACAACCTTTGCAGCATTGACAAGACAAAAACGTGGACGGTGAAGACCACGACTGACCCAATGCGCAAGTGCATGGAGCAGGGAAACTACGCAGTCAATGCTGCGTTGCTGCGAGTTGTGCCAGATAACGCTGAAATAAGCTGTGCAAAGCATCCGACTGTTATGTGACTTGACACTCATGCCATACAAAGACAAAGCAAAAAAAGCAACGAATGGGAAAGCCTACTACGCAGCCAACAAAGAGCGTATAGACGCACGAAACGCCGCGTATAGGGACGCGCATCTTGACGAGGAACGGCAGCGACAGCTTGCATGGCGAAGTGAGAACAGAGCCCGAAGCAACGCAATAAAGGCGAAGTACAAGGCCGCAAACCCTGACAAGGTGGTAGCGCAAGCCAAGAAAGAACGCGACAAGCTGACAGACGGGTATGTGAGAAAGAAGATCGCGCAGGTGTACGCAATACCTGCGGCGCAGATACCGGAGCCGCTGGTCGGTGCGCACCGCGAATTATTGAAACTCAAACGGGAGATTTGGAAATGCAGAACTGTGACGAACTAAGGGCAGAACTGGCCTTGACTTTTGCGAAGCTAAAGGCTGGAGAGATTAAGCCTAGCGAAGCCGCCGAACTGGCGAACCTTGCCGGGAAGATGATCGGCAGCGCGAAGGTGCAGGTTGAATACTACGTGTTGCGCAAAGAGTCGCCACGCATCAACTTCTTGGAAGCCACGCCTTGCCTCGATAGGCTAGGGAGCGCGGAATGACCCGCCAATGCTCATCATGTGGCGGTTTCTGCAAGAAGTCTGGGTGCGAACGTGAAAACGTCCCAATCATCACCAGTTCGGACGTGATTGCTGGCCTTCAAATGGCATTGTCGCAAGCCGAAGCCATGATTGAGCGCCAGCAACATGTAATGCAGCGTGCAATGGCCGCATGGGACTGCACGACGCACCAGAAAAACGGCGATGGTCGGCTGTGGCAGTGCATGGAAGAATTAAGGCATGAGTCGAGCAGACCAGCGTAGGTTCAACTTATGCAATGCCAGAAAACGGCGTATTGTTATAATTCCCATAAATCGGCATAAATGGGAAATATATGACAGCACCAACAGGCCGCCCACGCGGTAGACCCCGGCAATCAATCGTTAAAACGGATGGCTACCTGAACGCATTTTCAGGCACCGGGTCTAGCGCAGACCGCACCACGCGCACCCGCAAATCATTCGCCCTCCAAGTAGACCAAATAACAGCAGCCAATATCTACTCTGGTGGTGGATTGGGCCGCCGCATTGTTGACCTACCGGCAATGGAAATGACCCGCGCCGGGGTTGACTTTGAGGAAATGGACGAAAAGCTAGAGGATGCGGTAATTGCCAAGTTTGACGATTTGGCCGTAATGCACCACATGGCCGATGCGCTGCGATGGGCTGATGTATTCGGCGGCTCGATCATCGTTATGGGCATCAATGACGGATTGCAGCTAGACCAGCCGCTGAATGAGTCCGGTATCAAATCGGTTGAGTTCCTGCGGGTTTATGACCGTTACCAAACCAGCGTAAACCGTCGATATGCAGACCCGATGAATCCTGGGTATGGGAATGTGGAACTTTATTTAGTCTCGCCGCACACGGGTGGAGCGCCTTACCTTGTCCACGAATCCCGCATTTTGCGCATTGATGGAGACACACTACCAGATATGCAACGCCAGCAGAATGACGGATGGGGCGCGTCTATCTATCAGGCTTGCCAAGATGAGTTAATGCGCGTTGCCACATCTCACCAGTGGGCAAACAGTCTTTTGGAGCGGGCACAGCAAGCGGTTCACTCGATTCCCGAGCTGGCAAACATCCTGCGCCAAGCTGGTGGAGAGGATAGTATCCGCAAGCGGGTTGACGTAGTGGACATGGTGCGAGGCATCCTGAACACCATCGTAATCGACGGTCAGGAAAGCTACGAGCTAAAAAGCACCAGCTTTTCACAGATCCCCGAGTTAATGGACAGGTTTGCGGAGGCTCTGAGCGCAGTAACTGGTATCCCGATGTACCTGCTTATTGGCCGCTCCCCTGGTGGACTATCGGCTACAGGTGGGGCCAATGAAGAAGCATGGCTGGCAAAGATCGGGGCCAAGCAAAACGACAAGATGCGCAGCCCTCTAAATCGGTTTGTGCAGATTCTGCTTTTGAGCATGACAGGCGACACTGGCGGCGATTGGGAGCTATGCTTTAACCCGCTCAAGGTGCCTAGCGAGAAAGAGAAGGCCGAAGTTGAAAAGCTGGAAGCCGAAACTAAAAAGGTTGAGGCAGATACAGCCGTTGCCCTTATCGGAATTGGGGCACTAGACCCCCGCGAAGTCCGGGCAAAGATTGCGGAACAGTACGAAATCACTAATCCGAACGTGTTGCCTGATCCACCAGAACCAGACGATGAGGCTATCCTGAATGGCAACGTCCAAGCGTAAGTGGCTCCACCCTGACACGCAGGAGCGCGAGTATCAGCGGGCTTTGCTGGCCTATGAAAAAGGCTATTCAAGCGAGACTGAGGCGCAGCTAAAGAAACTTGCAATGAAGCTGGACGGGTTCAATGAAGACCTGAATAACATCCTGCTATATCTCGCAGCCTTTGCCGATGCTTTGGCTCAGCCGGTTATCGCAAGCCTGCCAGGTAGGTTTCTGGCTGTGTCTACGTTCAATAAAAAGCAGTGGGTTTTGCAGGTAAAAGCCGCAACAGGCGTAGACCTAAATCAACCAAATATCCCCGACTTTCAAAAGAAATTCGGTCTAGGCGTGAACGTGTGGCAGTCCGAGCTATGGCTTATTCCGATGCGGGATAACTGGGTGGCCGCAAACGTTTCATTAGTGAAAAATATGCCTCAGCAGTATCTGACACAAGTTGAAGCTGCTGTTCGTGCAGGGGTTGCGCAGGGTGTTGGCGTGCGCGGGCTTGCGCAGCAACTCGAGAAAATTCAGGGCATTGATGCGCGTCGAGCCAAATTGATAGCAACGGACCAAATAGGGAAGGCGAATGCAGCCCTGACTCAGCATCGGCAGCAAGATTTGGGGATTGAGACTTACGAGTGGTCATCGTCCAACGACTCCAGAGTTAGGCCCACGCATGCGGAGGCAGAGGGAAAGATATTCCGATGGGATAAGCCGCCACAGTCTACGGGTGGGCACCCGGGCCAAGCAGTAAGATGCCGCTGTTCAGCGCTCGGAATCTTCCCAGATTAGCTATTTATTGATAGCCACCAAGAATGGAATTCCTTTGGTTTGTACCATCGGTTTGAAGTCGTATTTTTACCTACCTGCCTAAAAACAGGTTCAGGCCCATTCTTGTCACGAATCAACCCGCCAAGTACGCCGCGAGACAAATTGTATTTATCGCACAATTCAAAGAATGAAATTAAAGGTTCTCGCGGACCAGAGTTCTTAACGCGCAATATCTCTTTGGTTGTATTTAGCTCTAGCTTTTTCATTTCTCGCGCTCCAAAAGCATAGCATCGGCAAATTCAAACGCCGACTCTGTAATGTCTTTAACCCATTCCGCGCCAGAGTTATGCAATGCTGCATCGCCCATCTCTCGATTTGAAAGAAGCCCCTGCATTGCAGCAATAGCTATTGCATCGCGCAGTGTCATTCCGCCTTCGCCGTGGTTTATTTCTCCATTTGGGTAGGTATACGCAGGGAATGGATAAGCTGGCCCGCCTGTGGGTTTGTTGGTCATTTTTGGCACTCCTTTATTGATTAACTGCATTATTAGCGCACTACAAACACAGCACAATAAGGGTTTCCACTAGTTGACATTGACAGCGTAAATCATGCCGTTTTGACGATAGTTTTTTACTATGTATAATTCGCTGCATGAACGTACAGCGTTATGACTACGTAGAACTGCAAGCCCGGATTGATGCCGATGGGTTTTTGCACGATACCCCTATTGTGGGCCGTGTAGGGATTCAGGAATACCGCCGCGCCGATGGGTCTATCCAGCGTGAGTTGCGCTTGCCAGAAGAGGTATTCCACCCTGACGCACTGGCAAGTGCCAAGGGCAAACCAATTAGCGTAGACCATGCTGACGGCAAGGTAACGAAAAAGAACGCGCACCGGGTCACGATTGGCACGATGTTGGACGCGCTGAAACAGGATGGCGATAACGTCCGGGCCGATATTGTTATCCATAGCCCCGATTCGATTGGTGATCGCCGCCAGTTGTCGCTGGGGTACACCGCAAAGCTGGACGAAACCCCCGGAGATCATCCTGTTTATGGCCGTTACGACTCTATCCAGCGTGACATTACCGTCAACCATTTATCAGTTGTCAAAAGCGCAAGAGCTGGCCCAGTAGCCCGCCTGAACCTCGATGGCAACGAAGATTTTTCAACCCCGCAGGAGCATGCACCCATGACCGTCAAAGTCAAACTAGACAGCGGTATTGAGTACGACGCAGTGCCGGAAGTGGCCGCAGAGCTTGCAAAGCTCCGTGCGGACGCTGCCAACACAGCCGACCAACTCAAGACCATTCCACAATTGCAAGCCAAGGTAGACGCTCTCGAAGCTGAAACCAAAGACCTGCCCGCCAAGCTGGAAGCCGCCCGCGCTGAAGGTAAAGCACAAGCCGAAACCCGCGCAAAGCTGGATTCTGTGGCTACTGGTTTCAAAATCGACACTGCTGGCAAGTCTGACCGTGAAGTGAAAGAGGCTGTGATTCTGGCAGTGCGTAAAGACGCGAAGCTGGAAGGAAAAACCGCTGAATACATCGACGCTGCCTTTGATTTGGCCGTTGAATTCAAGGGCGATGTGGCTATGGCTAACCAGCGCCAAGCAGCCAAGCACAATGATGGCGGCGCAGCTAAGGGCGAAACGTCCGATTCCAAGCGCGCGGCCATGATCGCAAACATGACTAAAAAGGTGTAACCATGAGCCAAACATCCGTTTCTCTGTATCAAGCCGCTGCCTTCAAGGGCATGTTGGCTGACCTTACCACTAACAACGCTGTTATGTCGTATGCAGCCGAAGCCGCTGTGCCTTTCTCGATCCCGGTGATGCTGGGTACAGACAAGGAAAAAGAGGTTTTGACCGCAACCACAGCCGCCGCCGCGATTGGTTTCGCTCTGGCATCTCACGCCGTTGAGCAGTCTAGCGCAGGCGTTGCACAGTGGGGCGCAACCGATACCGTTCCCGTCCTGAAAACGGGCCGCGTGTGGGTTGAAACCACTGACGCTGTGGTGGCTGGGTCTGTAGCCAATATGACCGTTGCAACTGGCAAGCTGACAGACGCTGCCGTAGCTGCTGGCATTGAAGCCTTCACCCAGTTTTCCGCACGTTTCATCACAAGCACCTCGGGCGCAGGCCTGGCAATCGTGGAGATCAAATAATGACTACTGAAAACATGCACTTCGACCAACAAGATGCGGATTATTACAAGTCCGTAACCCGTTGCGACGCGAACGAGTCCATCTTTTTCGCCCGTCAATTGGAACACGTCAAGTCTCAGACGTACGACATCAAGTACCCGAACCTTTCGGCCTTAAACCTGTTCCCTATTGACACCTCCGCAGGCCCTGGCGCTAAGACGATCACGTACCGCCAGTACGATACCGTGGGCATGGCGAAAGTGATCGCAAATTATTCCTCAGATTTGCCCCGCGCTGACGTTGTTGCCAAAGAGTTCACCAGTAACATCCGTGGTATTGGTGATTCGTATGGCTACGATGTTCAAGAGATCCGCTACGCAAGCATGACTGGGACTTCCTTGGAGTCTCGCAAGGCATCCGCAGCCCGCCGCGCCCATGATCAAAAGATCAACGCGCTGGCATGGGCTGGTGATGCTGACCACGGCCTGCCCGGTTTTCTGACCAATGCAAATATCCCCGGCTACACCGTGACTGCTGATGGTGCTGGTGGCGGTGGGTCTAGCAAGTTGTTTGCCAACAAAACAGCCGACCAGATCATCCGCGATGTGAACGGCATCATCAACCAAGTGCTTACCCAGTCCAAGGGTGTGCATTCGGCTAATGAAGTATGGATGCCCATTGCTCAATACGCTTATATCAGCTCGTTGCCTCGCAGCACCGGCTCTGATCAAACCGTGTTGCAATTCCTGCAAGCCAACAACCCCGGCGTGACTTTCAAGCGCGTTTTGGAGTTGGACAACGCTATGTCGTCCGGCACGTTGGATACCATGGTTGCGATTGAAAACAGCATCGAGAATATTCAACTGAATATCCCCATGCCTTTCATGCAGCACGCGCCACAGCAAAAGGGACTGGCGTTTGAAGTCCCTTGTGAGTCGCGCTTTGGTGGAGTTACTATAACTTTCCCGCTTGCGGTTGCGCTGGCCGATTCGATTTAATCGCAAAAACGCAAAAAAAGGGGGCTTCGGCTCCCTTTTTTCATGGCCGCGCTATATTTCGCAATAGGTATAAACCCTAGTACAATTCATCATCACTTTCAGGAGCCTAAATGCAAGTCGAAAACACATCCCTGCGCCTGTGGACAGTCCGCGACATTACGTGTATCCCGGGTCAAAAGACAGAAATCCCCGATGAATACGCCGCTGATATCGTTGGCCACCAAGATTTGAAAGTGGTCAAGGCCAAAGATGAGCCAGAAAAAGCAAAACCAGGACGGCCTGCGAAAAACAAAGAATCCGAGGAGTAATCCATGCAAGCCAAATCAACCTCCGGGGATGTGGACATTTACGCATTGGGCAGCTCGCGCACGGGCACGGCCTACGATAGCGCAGTAGCCACAAACACCAGCAACACCAGCGCGATTACAGGAACTTTCCGGGCCATTACTATCATCAACGATGCTGTATTCTCATTGTTGACAGACACGGGCTCCACTGGTGCATTAACTGGCCTGACAATTCCAGCTGGTGTTACGTTGTTTGGCAATTTCACAGCTTACACCCTGACTAGCGGCGCTGTGCGGGCATATTCGGCATGATTCTCGCGCCTGTGTTATCGATATTGGCGCAGTCTATGCGGGTTGGTGGAACTGAGCCCACAGAACGCTTCTTCCTGAACCTGTCCAACTTCACAGGCGGCGGCTCGATAACCAAGGCTCAAGGCGTCTGCACCATCGAGCAAGTTGGTGTGCTTAACCCGGTCATCAACGTCAACCGCTCGTCAGGTGTAGCTCCCTTGTCAGTGGTGTTCGATGCTATCAATACGCAGGCGCTGCCATCTCTTGCTGGTGATACATTCCACGAAGTTCGCTACGGCTGGGACTTTGGCGACAACAAGGGCGTGTTCTGGGAGTACGGCACGAAGCCGGGTGTTGCCAACAAGAACGTTGCGTATGGACCTGTGGCTGCTCACGTGTTTGAGACGCCCGGAACGCATACGGTTACATGCTGGGCGTGGGCAATAGATGTTGCCACGGGGCAGCTTTACACAAAATCAACAACACACACGGTCACAGTAGACGACCCTGACGTTGTGTTTGCAGGTGCCAACACTATTTGCGTGGCGAATGGAACATTGCCGGTGGCGGGTGTAGATGGTGTGCCCGCTGGTGCCACTTGCGTTAATGAACCCGTATGGGCAAACGTAGTTGCCTTGATGGGTAGCGGCAAGCGCGTTCTCTGCAAACACGATGATGTGTGGGCATCGACTACGCAGGGTGTTGTACCAACTGGCACCACCTCCATCATCGGCATGTACGGTGTTGGTGCGAAGCCAAAGATCACATCTTCCAGCAATGTGCGCGGTGTGTATCTCGCCGCTGGCCGCAACGACTACCGTGTAATGGACTTGCGGTTTGAGTACATAGAGACAGGTGGCTCGTTAGCAGATAATCAATACAAAATCCCAATTGATACTGTAAGTGCTCAATATGCCACTATCTTACGATGTGAGGGACTTGGTTTTTATTCCTCTGTTCAGGCGCAGCTATCTGATGACATTATGGTTGTGGACTGTGACTTTGAGCAGACATTCTTGAACTACGGTAACATGAACTCGTTTTACTACCTAAGTCATAGGGTGGCATTACTAGGAAACAGGTTTGAGAGGTCATACTCAACACATACGGTTCGGATATCGGGAACAAGCCGATGTGTGGTTAGTAATAACTACATGGCGAACCCCGGCCCAACACGTCACGTGTTCACAATCCGTGGGTGGGAGGCAACGTCGCCAATTACCCAGTATTCAGTGGTTAGTGATAACGTGATGCACGGTGGCACCGTTGGCGGCTACGCTTTGTACTGCGGCCCGGTTAATCTAGCTACGAACGAGTTGGTGGAAGATCTAATCTATGAACGGAACTATCTAACTTCGCAGTCGCCCGCGTACACGGTTGTATTAGCTGTGCATCAAGGCATGACGTTCCGATCAAACATCGTACTAAGTCGGCATGAGTGCGGACTGTGTGTGGTGGGAGAGGCATCTGCAGCTTCTGCACCACCTATTGATACTTCGGTTTATGGGAATACCTTCTACAAAGACAGTATAGCTACAACGGCATACTACTCAACCTTCGTTATATCTGGTACAACGGTTAGTGGAGTTAAGTTTGGAAATAATCTTTCTTACGCCCCGAACTGTACACATGATGCAGGAGGAGGAGGTAGTCAGGCGTCTATGGTTTATCTATCGTTAGGTGCAGTATCAGGTAACTATAGCTTCATAGGCACAGATACGGATGATACACAGCTTAATACTGTTAGACCTTGGGCAGCAACAACGCCGGTTGTATATGCGGACTACACACCAACAGGTTATGCACTTAACAGTGGAACTGCCCTACCAACCAGTTCAGATTTCTTCAATAACTTAATCACAGACCCACGTAACATAGGGGCGATTCAATAATGGCTACACTACGTATAGGCGATAATCCCGGCGCTGGGACCGTTGGAGGAATTCTTGACGCTGAAATTGCACAACAATATCCAACATCTCCACAAGGTACAACAGTTACAACCTACCTAAAGGCTAATACTGCTGGCCAAATTAGTCGGTTCCTCATGCAGTTGGACTTAACACCATTTGCTGGACAGATGGTGGTTGTGAGTAGTGCGTCAGTAAGCATATTAAATGCTGACGCAATGGCATCAACTCGGACGGTTGAATTACGAGAGCTAATTACAACTTTCACGGAGACCCAAGCTACGTGGAATGTCCGTGCAACGGCCACAAACTGGAATGTGGCTGGTGCCTTAACCGGCACAGATGCTGGCACAACTGTTCTTGGTACTGGAATCATGCCAACCACAAGTTCTACCCGCTTTACCGTATCAGGGGCTGGATTTGCAACATGGCTGCAGGGGAAGATAAACGCAGGGGCAACTAGCTGTAATTTTATCTTATCTGTTATCAATGACACTACAGTATTTGACGCATTAAACCGTAGAATAGCTACTCGAAATAATACTACAGCATCAAATCGTCCTTGGTGTGATATTGACTATACGGTGGCTACACCACCAAATATCTCAGTTGATGATATCAGTGTGAATAATTTATCAGGAACTGCAACCTTCACGGTAAGCTTAAGTACGCCGTTCGCGTTACCAGTGTCTGTAGATTATGCAACCGCAGACGACACGGCTACCGCTGGAGATGACTACACTGCTACGTCCGGGACACTGACGTTTGCTCCTGGTGAGTCGGTGAAGACAGTTACGGAAAGTATAATTCCTTGATATGTCCACATCACTAGAGTACTTCCGCTTAGTAGCCACTGAGTTTGCATCGGCATCGGATGCAGTTGTGAACCAATGGATCACGATTTCTGGGATGTTCGTGCCAACTGGTTGCCTAGACGCTGAAAAATACGCAATGGCTACGGCGCTCTATGCTGCGCACCTGATTAAGCAATCGACTGTTTCCGCATCTGGTGGCGCTGTTGGTCCTGTCACGATGGAAAAAGAGGGCGACCTAGCGCGAAGCTACGGCACGACTAAGGGTGATGATTCAGTGCTGGGGTCTACTCCCTACGGGTTGCAGTACATGCAGGTTACAGCGGCTTGCTATGGTGGTGCGATTATGACTAGGTACGGTATCAGTGGCACGATTCGTTAAAGACACCGATCTAGGGCTAAAGCATTTCGTGCGTGAGATGCAAGCCGCTGACCGCGCTTTTGTTACCGTTGGCATTCACCAAGGCCAGAAAAACATGGACGGCGTTGACATTGCGGAATACGGCACGTTTAACGAATACGGTACAGAAACCATACCTTCGCGCCCGTTTATGCGGGCATCATTCGATGAGAACGTGGCAGCTATTCAAAAAGATATGGCCCGTGCTGTTAATTCGGCTCGGGCTGGTGGATCGGTTGTTGCGGGGTTGTCGCTTGTCGGTGAAAAACACCAGCAGAGAATCCAGCGCACAATCAAAGGCCGTGACTTTTTGCCAAAACTTGCACAGTCCACGATTGACGCAAAAAAGGGCAGCACTAAAACCCTGATTGATAGCGGGGCTATGGTCAATTCGATACGTTACGTGGTGCATAAATGAGCAGCTTTCGCAAACCATACACAGTGAACCGCACGGCTCCCGGCTCTTACGTTGCCGGTAATTGGGTAGCAGGCGCAGCGTCAACCGTCTCCATTATGGCGACAATCCAGCCCGTGAGCGATCAAGATTTAAAGGCACTGCCAGAGGGCACCCGCTCTAGTGATGTGGTGAAAATCTACACGGATACGGTTTTGTACACGGTAGAGGATCAAGGCACAAACCAACAACCTGACCGTATTACATGGTTTGGGCATGTGTACGAGATAACATCCAAATCGGTCCGGCAAATGGGCGTTATCAACCATTACAGATTTTGGGCCACTAAGGTGCCCGTGGCATAAGGAAAAAAATGGCTTCCACAATCGACATCACAAAACCAATTACAGGCGCACCGACAACCCAGAGCGTGCGGGATAACTTCGCAGCCGCGCATACTGAAATTGAAGCACTACAGCAACAGATTGGATATGCCGATTACAACGACTATGCCACTCAGTTATCCCCAATCAGCGTAACAGCAGCTACGTGGACAAAACTAACGAATGACACGCTAGGGCCTCAAACTCGGATAAAGCTGCCGAGCGACGTTACCGCAGTTTGGGATTCTGTTGCGAATCAGTGCGATTTTTCAGAGTTGCCGATTGACACTATGGTAAACCTGCGTGCTGATTTGACGGTCGCAACGACTGGCGCAAACCATACTATTTCACTCCGCGCTGATATGGCTATCGGTGGTGTAGGCCCGTACACAATTGAGCTTGGTGAGCAAACATTCAAATCATCCGGCGACCATAAATTGATTCAGAATCTGCCGTTTTATATTGGTTCAGCAGATATGAGAAACCATCCGGCAGAGCTTAAGGTTTATGCGTCGAATAACTGCACAGTCAAGGTTCACGGTTGGTATTTTGAAGTCACAAAGAATCTGACTGTATGACGCTCCGCACCGATCTATTCGCGCTGTTTGACCCGTTGATTACTGAAACGTTAATCTGGGCTGACGGCAACGCGCCCCGCCCTGCCCTGACCTATGTGACCATGAAAGTAATGGGAATCCGCAGGGTTAATGGTGACTGGCGCAGCGAATCTATCAGCTCCAATGGCCTGCAAACAGTCAAGGGTGATCGAGAGTTCACGCTAAACATTCAGCGATTCGGTACTGAAAGCGTGGAGGCATTAAGCACGCTGGCCGACAAACTGCGCCTGACCACAAACATCGAGAAATTCAACACCGCAAAGCTGCCGATTGTTGATGCTGAGGACGTTGTTGACGTTGCCGCCCTATTGGACAAATCCCAGATAGAGCCACGCGCAAGCCTTGATGTATTCATGCGCATGAAATCATCTCTCACTGATAACGTGGGCTATATCGACACAGTTGAAGTTGAAACCACAATGACGAAACCAGACGGGTCAACACTGCCTATAGAAACCGTGATTATTACGGTTTGACCTCAAACGCAACCCGGTAAAACTCCACGTTTGGCGGCGTGGGGAAGTTGTTAGTCCTGCCAGTCTCCACATAAATGGCAAACGCTTCGCACGCAAGCCCGAGGGCGCAGGCGCTTTTCCACTGGCACTTATATTTGTCACACGGGTTGCGTGGCATTTTGTCTAACACATTCAGCAAGTCCATGGGCCGCGCCTTTGATAAATTTTGCCTATGATATACAATCCGGCTATCAATTCCAACTATTGAGGATGCCCGAACATGGCCACACTCGCAGATATCGTAAACGTCCAAATTTCACTTAACACTCCGGGCGTTGCGTATGCGACTTTCGGCACCGCGCTTATTGCCTGCCCCCATGCCTCGTTTTCCGAGCTGGTACGCACTTACAAGCGCGGCGAGTATGACGAGGATAATCTCCCTGCCATTTTGGTAACGGCGTTGGATGACCATTTCGCACAAACCCCATGCCCCCGTGAAGTAAAAGTGGGCCGATTGTCGATTGACAAGGTAGTTATCCAGCCTTCCAGCATTGTAAATTCTGCGGTTTACAGTCTCAAGGTAGACGGTCAACTGGCGACCTATACCGCAGACGGTACGGCGCTGGCAACTGAAATCGCCACGGGCGTGGCTGGTGCTATCACTGCGCTTGCTATTTCCGGTGTAACTGCCACGGCAGTGGGCTCCACCGTTGAAATCACCTACGCAAGCGCAATCAAGCCGCTGACCGAGTTCACCCGCTTGGAATTCGGCACGATTACCCCGACTGCCGCCGCGTTGGCCGCTGATCTATCTGCAATTGATGCATCTGACGCGGCATGGTACGTGTTGCACATGACCGAGCGCACTCCTGCCCGAGTATTGGCCGCAGCCGGATGGACCGAGGCACGCACCAAGATTTTTGGCACTGCCCTTGCCGAAGCTGACATCCTGAATGCTGGGCTGACCACCGACACCATTAGCGTGCTTGGTGACACCCAATACTTTCGGACATTTTCGGCCTACCACGCAGCCGCTGCGACCGAGTTTGCAGATGTTGCATGGTCTAGCCGGGTACTCCCCATTCAACCAGGCGGCGAGACTTGGGCTCTCAAGCGTCTGGCATCCGTAACCCCTGACAACCTGACTAGCACCCAGAAAAACACGGTAGTGACCAAGGGCGGTAATACTTTCGAGTTCTACCAGCCTCAACTTGCCCTGACAAACCCCGGTAAAACAGCCGCAGGCGAGTGGATCGACGTTATCCGGTTCCGTGACTGGCTGGAAAACTTTATTCAGGTCAACATGGTGACACTGATGGTCAAGCGCGACAAGGTGCCTTACACCGATGCGGGTATCCAATTGATCGGCAACAATCTCAAGGCTTCGCTGCGCCGTGGTCAAGAGGTTGGCGGTATCAGCCCTGACGAAGTGGACGCAGACGGCAATACAATCCCCGGCTTCATTGTCACACTGCCATTGCGTGCGAATGTGACCGACGCAGAGGCCGCAACCCGCGTGCTGGATATCGGCTTTTCGGCTAGATTGGCTGGTGCTATTCACGTTGTGAACGTCACTGGTAGCCTGTCATATTCCTTCAACTAATCGGAGCATCTAAATGGCAGAATTTCAAGGCACCTACTCCGCTGATAAGGTAATTATCACCGTTGGTACATCAATCTTGTCGGGCTTCGCTGACGGCGACTTTGTTACCGCGTCCTATGCCGAAGATCGCGCAACCCCGAAGTCAGGCGCTGACGGTGGTGTAGGGGTTTCCCGCAACGCATCCAAGCTGGGCACCATCGTTGTCACCCTGAGCGCGACCAGTGCTGCAAACGACGCACTATCGGCCATGTTCAACTTGGACGCGATTACGGGCAATTCTGTATCCGTTCCTATCAGCGTGGTTGACTTGTCCGGGCGCACCCTTATCGGCGCTGCAAATTGCTGGTTGCAAGTATCCCCCGAAGCTACATTCGGCAAGGAGATTGGTGACCGTGAATGGACATTCGGCTGCGCTGATCTAGTGATGTACATGGGTGGTAACGGCTGATGTTTCTGAACAACTTTCACGGGACATACGACCCGTCGAAGGTAATCATCACGATTGATGACAGAATCGTAAACGGGTTCACCGATGGCGAGTTTGTCACAGTCGTGATGGATGAGGATATCTATCAAAAAGTGAAGGGCGCAGACGGTGAAGTAACCCGCGTGCGCAACTCTTCACAGTCCGGGGTAATAACCATCACATTGATGGCATCCGCCCCTTCAAATGGCGACCTAAACGGGCTTATTGGATACCCTGAGCCGTTCACTATTGGCATCACTGACTTGTCAGGCAACACGGTATTGCTCGGGCATCGTGCATGGCTTAAAAAGGCCCCGGACTTGGCTTTTGCCAAAGAGATTGGAGAAACCGTTTGGGCGTTTGACTGCGCACATATTCAAACCGACTTTGGCGGCGCTAAAAATAATTCTTTCTTGTCGGGCTTACTTGGTTAAAATTGGATCCTCAATTCACCGAGGAATACCAATGAGCGATATTGCAATCGAGTCTGAAATCCAAGCCAAAGGCAAAACAGCCGCCCGCGTAACTCCTGACGATTTGGAAAAGAATATCGTTAGCGAATCGTATTTCACAGCAGCCGAAGGACTGATTGGCGCTTCCATTGGAAAACCCGGCGCATCATTATTGCCTGAATATGCGACTTATGAAGGCTCTCCGCTTTCGCTGCTGACATTCTGCGTGCTGGTGCTGCAAAACGGCTTTACAGTAACCGGAGAGAGCGCCTGCGCAAGCCCTGAAAACTTCGATTCCGGTATTGGACGCAAGATTGCGCGAGGCAATGCCAAGGAAAAGATTTGGCCTTTGATGGGCTACGAATTGAAATGCCGACTGGCGAAGGGCGAATAAATGACACGTAAATCTGAAATCATCGGACAAAAGGAATACGCCTTTTATAAAATCCCGGCCTTCCAAGCCAATGCGATTTTGCTCAAACTGCAAAAACTAGTCCTTCCTGTTATCGGTGAAATGACATCGGGCAAGGGCTTGGATATGGACATGCGCCAAGTGGCTGACGCTGTTTCTGCAAAACTCGATGATTCGGTTATGTCCGACATTATCATGCCAATGTTCAAGCTGGCGAACGTGGCAAGCGTGACTGATAACGTCAAGATTGATAGTCCCGTTAATTTTGACAAGGTTTTCTCAGTTGACGATTTGGGAGACTTCTACGAACTTGTTTTCGAGGTGTTGAAATACAACTACGGAAATTTTTTCGCCAGTCTAGCCAGCCGCTTTGGAAGCAAAAGTGGCGACCCCGTGACCAAGGGCTAGACTTTAATAAGGTTGGGAAGCTTGCAGACGAATTGGAGGCCGATTTTTATATCTGGCGTCCAATTCTAGAAGGCAAGTGCAGCCTTGAAGCGGTTTTGTCTGGTTTGGTTACAATCGACGACATACTCAAGCTGAACGCGCTTATGGATGCTATGGACGCATATAAGGGCTATGCTAATGAGCAGGCTTCAAAGAAAAAGGGTTGATTATGGCTACGGTGCGCGAATTAATAACGCGGTTGGGCTTCAACGTTGACACTAGCGGCCTAGGCAAATACGAAAAAGGCACCGAGCGCGTAAAACAAAACGCGAACGACGCCGCCGCAAGTTTCCGCAATATGTTCGCAGCCTTTGCAGGCTTCGCAGCGGTCCGGTCAATTGCTGGCATTGCAGACAGTATGCAGAGCCTTGAGGCGCGTATTGGAATGCTACCGCAGACAATTGGTGATGTTGGCAAAACAATGGGGGAGGTTGGAAAACATGCCATTGCAACCCGCACACCATTGGACGCGTATGGCGCTCTTTATCTCAAAATCGGTAACGCAGCCAAAGACTATATTGGCACGCAAGAAGAATTATTCAAAGTAACGGACACGCTGGCAAATGCTCTGGTGGTTGGTGGTGCTACAGCCGCCGAAGCGGGTTCTGCAATGCTCCAATTTGCGCAGGCACTAGGCTCTGGTGTTTTGCAGGGTGACGAATTCCGCGCAATGGCTGAGGCTGCGCCACAATACCTTGACCAATTGGCCGTAGCGATGGGCATACCGCGCGAACAGCTAAAGAAAATGGCAAGCGACGGAAAGCTGACCACAAAGGCGGTGATTGAAGCCACGAAAACGATGAGCGAATATTTCGAGCGTCGGGCAAAGCAGATGCCAATGACTATCGGCCAAGCATTCACCGATGTTGAGACAAAATTCAAACTAATGATTGCCGAAATAAATAGAGAGTCCGGCATTGTTACAAAAGTTGCTGAAACTATTATTTCCGCAATGGATAAGGTGATGGCGGGGGTGGGTAAATTTGTTGAATTCGTAGGCGGCGCAGAAAACGCACTCAAGCTGTTAATGATTACATTCGGTGCATTGTTAGCAGTAATGCTGCCGGGATGGATTGCAGCCGCATCCGCTACCCTTATTGCACTAGCCCCCATTATCGAAATTATCGCGGCGCTTGTTTTTGTTGGGTTGTTGTTTGAGGACTTCTACGGATGGATGAATGGATCAGATTCATTGCTGGGTGACTTTATCGGAGGCGTGGAAAAATGGCGTACTGAATTGGATAACGTTAAAGTCGCATTCGATGCAATTGCGGCAGTTGCTGGGTTCCTTTGGGAGCATGTAATAAAGCAATTTTTAGGTGTTAGCTTCATTGCTCTGACCCTCGGGCTTAAGGCCATTGGGCTGCTGTTTGAGGGTATCCTGTGGACTGTTTCTAAACTAGTCGAGGGCGCAAAGTATGTTTCCGGTATATTTGGTGGTGGAGGTGTTACGCCTACCGGCTCGAAAACATCCGAAGCGATGGCTAGGGCAAACGCTGCTACCCAATCTATGATGCAGCAAAGCCAAACAATCAACGTCACAGTGCCCCCTGGCTCACCCGCTGCAACGCAGGAGGCCGCACGGCGCGGGGTTGATAGCGCCCTAAACGCAAACCCCGACTATTTCTCGCAACAGATGGGCCAAGCACTATGAGCCTCGGGCTAATCTACGACCCGCGCAAATCGCCCACATCCGTTCGATCTGATTTAATCAGCATCGACTTGGATGTAATGAGCGACGAGGCTCACGATTGGTCGAATGATGTGACCGAAAACCCCGTAGAGCTAGGCGCACCCGTTGCCGACCACATTCAACCGAAGGCCGATAAACTGAGCATTACGGGCATGATTACCAACGCCCCGATTGACCCCGAAGTGGCTGCGCAGTTCCCCGGCGAGATTGACGGCGGTTTATTCTCTGCCAGACTGCAGACGCACTTTGATTGGCTGCGCGAGCTGGTGGCCTTGCGTGCCCCGCTGATCGTTTACACCCGGTACAAGGTCTACACAGACATGGCGCTGGTATCGTGCAGCATAAGCCGCTCCACGGGCCTAGGCGAGGCGCTGCCGTTTACATTGCAGTTTATGCACATCCGGCTTGTCCAGACCCAGACGGTGGATGTGCCGCCCGGTATTAGTCGCAAGATGGACAAAAAGACAGACGCCGCTACTGCCAAAAAGACACAAGCCGAATCAAAGGCAGGCAAGCAAGAAACAAAAGAAGTGACCAAAGAAAAGCAAAAAAGCACCTTGCTTAAGTCTATGGGTACTAACATTACGGGCGCATTGTTGCCAACATGATCCTCCAACAAATCCCACTGCTAGCAGGCCGGTCTAATCAATACGCTGATGTAACAATCGGCGGGATACCTTTCACCATTCGGATGCTGTGGAATGAATGGGGCGGGTATTGGAGCTTGTCTGTAGCAGAGCTAAACGGCCCGGATTTACTTGCCAACGTGAAATGCGTGGCAAACTACCCATTAACCCGAAGTTTCCAGCGTCTAGGGCTTGCGGGTGAGTTGTTTTTTATCCATGTAAACGGCTCCACATACCGGCCTACGTTTGATGATGTGGGCACGAATACTTACGGGCTGTATTACTACGACCCAGAAACACCTGAAACATTGCCAGTACCAATTCCTCCAATTGGCACACTGTCAAGTGTTTGGGATAGCGGCGCATCGGAATGGGACAGCGGCGCGACTGTGTGGTTTTAAATGTTATTCGACCGCGAAGTATCGTTAATCATCGGGCAATCTGGAGGCAAAGGGGTCGAGGTTGCGGGGCTGCGCATTGAGTTTTCAGTAGAGAAAACCAGCACCGAAACCCTGAATAACTCCACGATTGACATTTACAACCTATCGCCAGACAGTCAGAAACTTGTCGAGACACCTAATAACGCGGTGATTCTGAAGGCCGGATACAAACAGGACGTAGGCGCTAAAACCATCTTTGTAGGCATCGTGCGGCGTTCTTTGACCGTGCGCGCTGGACCTGATTGGGTGACCAAATTAGAACTAGACGACGGGCTTATTGCCTACCGTGACAGTAAACGCGCATTCTCGTTCCCCGCTGGTGCTAGTGGGGTAGCTGTGCTTAAAAACGTGGCATCGTCGTTTGGTTTGGACGTTAGACAACTGCCGACAGTGCAGGACAAGGCTTATCCGGGTGGGTTCAGCTTTGTAGGCCGCTCACGCGAGGCAATGGCTAAGGTGTGCGGGTATTTGGGGCTTGAGTGGTCAATCCAGAATCAGGAAATTCAAGTTATCAAAAAAGGCGGCGCAGCACAGCGCACAGCCATTGTGTTGTCCGAGGACACCGGGTTGATTGGTAGCCCTGCCCTAGAGGCAAAAACACTGTCAGACAAGGCCGCAGCCAAAGAGGGCATCACAGTCAACACTGCCGGGGTGATTAAACGGCGCTCTGCAAATTCTGACGGCGAAGTAGAGACAAAGCTAGAAGTGCAGGGGTACAAGGTCGTTAGCTTGTTACAACCTACCCTTGAGCCCGGTGGAGTGGTGCAGCTTAAGTCACGCGGAATTGATGGGCAGTTTTTCAAAATCGAGAAGTTGAAGCATTCCGGCTCCAACTTTGGCGGCGATTTTCACACAGAGATTAGCTTGAGGTTCATCTAATGGCAGAACAAACCGGGGACGGATTATCGGCACTCAGGGCTTTAATCAAGTCCGAGATGATCGACCTGAATACCAGCATCGCCGCTGAAGTGGTGAGCTATTCCGGTGGACTGGCGTCCGTACGTCCGCTGGCTTCAAAGCGATTTGCTGATGGGGATATTCTCCCGTTTCCAGTTATCCATGCCGTGCCCGTGCGCTGGCCTGTTTTTAGCGGTGGCACCTGTGGCGTAAGAGGCCCAATCAAGGCCGGGGATAAGTGCCATTTGGTATTTGCACAACAGGCCGCAGACAACAGCGATGACATGCGCAGGCACGACCTTACAGACGCTTACGCCCTGATGATGGACAACAGCGCGGCGGGGCAGGGCGGTAATGAGTCGGATATGGTGGTTTATAACGGCGGCGCTTACATCCGTTTCGGATCTGGTGGTGATGTGGAGATTGTAGCCCCCGGAGGTCTGAAATTCACTGCACCAGATACAGAGACTTCGGGCAATTTCACCGTGCGCGGCCTGTTTAGCTTTTTGGCCGGAATATTTGGTATCGGCGGCGGTGGTACATCAACCGTTACCGCAGACATTGAATTTATCGGTGTGCTAGAAAACAACGGAGTAAATGTAGGTAGTACACACGTTCATGGCGGTGTTTCCGTGGGTGGCGGGTCAACTACCGGGCCAGTATAGTTTTTTGCTATCGCGGTACAATTGAAGCATGAATGACTTTCTGCTGGATCCGTTAACGCATGACCTAGACACCCGCAGTCTAGGCATGAAGGTTGTTAGCGGTGCCGAAGCTGTAATTCAGAATATCCGCATAAAGCTAAAACTCTGGACCGGTGAGTGGTTCATGGACACCGAAGCTGGGACGCCATATTTAGAGGATATTTTGGGTAAGCGCATTAGTTTGGCTGGTGCTTTGGCTGCAATCCGTGCGTCGATTATGGAAGTAGATGGCGTTCAAACCATCACACGATTTGAATATCAATTCAACCGCCAAACTAGAAAACTAGACTTTGAATTTGAAGTAAGTACACCGTACGGGAATCTTGAATTGCTTAAAGTAAGAAAACTCACGGCAGACGAAAGAGCGGCGCTCACAAGTTCATCTAATTTCACTCTGTACGAAGATTATTTGAACACCCTGACAAACATCACAATCCCTTCACACGGATACTAATATGGCACTTCCATTAGACCAATCAATTCAGCGTTTTATTTCCAATGACGAACGGATGAACACGTTTGCAAATGGAAATAGCGCAGCAACATACACAACAAATACGGGTGAAGTAGTACCATCTATTCAGAAATTCTTATCTGATAAAAGTGCAGAGGTTGACGCTAATCTGAATCTTAGCTCGCCTTTACCAATCGGTGACGTCACCCCCAACAGCGGCGCGTTTACTTCGCTGCGTGTGAGTTCGGGCATTGCTATGGGAGCAGCGCCGCAAACAGGCAATACTGGTGAGATTGGCTTTCCAAATGCTGCTGCACTGCGCTGGCGCAATGGAGCCAACAACGCGTATTTGAATTTGATGTACTTGGACCCGTCCAACAATCAGATTCTTGGTGGCAGTGCGGTCAATACCGTTGTGGCATCCGTGACTGGTGTCGGAACAGTAGGCACCTTCTCATCCACCGGCCTCGCCGTCACTGGGGCGCTGCGTGCTACAAAGTCAACACAGTCACTGCAAGGGTATGCCTCAGACCTAGCCTACAAGATTGACGGAAATGGTCTATGGGGGCAGAAGAATCTAATCGGGCACTATTATACTGGGGCACGCGACGCAACCCGTATTGCTGTACCGAGTGCAACGAGCAATACAGCATTCACCGACCTTGACGCCGCAGGCAACCTCGGCCTCGGGGTTACGCCTAGTGCTTGGAGCGTGGGCAAGGCTATTGAAGTGGGAAATGCAGGAAACGGATTCCTCACCGTTTCTGGTATTGAAAACTACGTACTATCAAACACCGTTTTTAACGCCGGTTGGAAGTATGCGACAACGAATCCTGCAAGCTGTTACAGCCAGTACAACGGGGCACATATTTGGAAAACCGCCCCCTCCGGCACTGCAGGTGATCCGATTACGTTTACGCAGTCAATGACGTTGGATGCTTATGGAGGACTTTGGTTGAATCAAACAGGTGGTGGTTTAGCAAACAGTAACTCGATAGCACTGCAACCAGGGGATGGCTATCAAGTTACCAACCACTTTACTGGCACCGCCAGCGGGACGCGGTATTTGTATCTTGGTTATGCGGGCAGTGAGATTGGCTCCATCACCCAATCAGGCACCACGGCAGTCGCATACAACACTACCTCCGACCATCGGCTTAAAGAGAATGTGCGTGACGCTGATGCCGCACGTTTCATGGACATCAAATTCCGTGACTTCGAGTGGATTGACGGTCGGCATGATTGCGGCGTTATCGCTCACGAACTACAACAGGTGTACCCAGATTTGGTGCTGGGTGAGAAAGACGCCACCGAAGTTCGCACGGTTGAGATTACTCCGGCTGTACCTGCTGTGTTGGACGAAGAAGGCGGCGAGATTACGCCCGCTGTCCCCGCAGTCACCGAAGAACAAACTTTCCCCGTCTATCAACAGGTCAATTACATCGGCCTGATCGGTCGCATGGGAACCCGCGTGCAATCACAACAGCGGACAATCGACGCACAAGCTGCACTGATCGAAGCGATGGAAGCACGGCTCTCTACACTTGAGGCCGCTGGAGGTTCGAAATGACATTTGACCTTGTACGTATCCTACTTGCACTGCAAGCCTTGGACGTTATCAGCACCGCAAGCCACTGGCTGAAAAATAAGGCTAAACATGGCACTTACTGAAGAAGGCTTCACCCGCCCCACTCTCCCAGAGATTAAGACCGGCCTAGATACGGACTTTACAAACGCGCTAGGCCCGGTTAATACAAATCCTGATGCAGTGGCAGGGCAGGTAATCGGAATCGTTGCCGAAGCCGTAGACAGCATCCAAAGTCTGATGCAAGATGT